AGTCGCCATTCGCATCTTCCTGATAATATTAAAATTCGTATTATTGCAGGTAAAGGGGCAGGACAAGAACGAACCATTACTGAACTAGCAGATGCAGAAATAGCAGACTTTGGTGTTATCACTGCTGCTACCAACTCATCATCACTTGTGTCAATTGCAGACTCTACAAAGAAGTGGAGAGTCAATCAATGGGATGGTTATCAATGTCGTTTGGTGTATGGTGTAGGTCAAACACAACTTCGTAGAATTTCTTATAATGATACGACTTCATTGACTTTCATGGATACCAATTTTCAAGCAATTGATTCCTTCAACAATACAGGATTTTCTTCTGTTACTCCATATTCGGCTCCTGTCACAACAGCAGGATCACAGGCACACTATGTGATTGAATCATCAGTATTAACTGTTGATACTGCATGGACTGTAACACCAGACGAAAGTTCTGTTTATCTGATTCTTGCTGGTGGTTTGTGGTTAATTTCATCTGCATCAGCAACTCCTTTTGCTTCCATGCAATTTTATGATATTTTAACTGATACATGGATGACCAAGACACCTATTGGTGCTCACATAAGCGCAGCATTGGGAACGGATTTTTCTATAGATCGAACAGGTGAAGCCGCAGGTGCATATGTCAGTGGACTCACTGCATCGTCTGCAACCTCACGAACACTAGTAAATAGTGGTGTAACGATGGGTTATGATCGTTATGCAAATTATCAGGTTCGTATTACAAGTGGTACTGGTGTCGGACAACGAAGAAGAATCGTTGGACACAATAACACAACCATGTTTATTGGTAGAAAATGGGATATCACACCTGATGCAACTTCACAATATGCAATATATGGAGATACTGATAAATTGTGGTTATCTGGAAATGCAAGTGCTGCAATGTTCCAATATGGAGTAGAAGCAGATATTTGGTCAAATGGTCATATGAGTGATACGGGAATTGCTAGAAATATTTCTGCAACCCCATATGCTGGTGTCTCATATGGAGCACCACATGAAGGGTATGCGATATCTGGTATTGTATATAATGCCACTGGTATCTTAACAGTTGCAGTAAATGCAGCAGGAACAAATTATGTTGTCGGTGATCTTGTTACTCTTTCGACAACAGGAACTCTTGCTACTGCTTATGTGACAGGGGTAACAACAGGTGGTGCCGTTACTTCTGTTCAACTTGCAAATAGTGGTATCAATTATGCTGCTATTACCAGTAGTGCTACTACAGGTGGTAGTGGTACATCATTAACTTTAACTGTAACTACTGGAAAAAGTGCAGTTGTTACAACTGCCACAAATCATGATTTCCGTCATGGTGAATCCGTAACTATCGCGGGATGTGCCACAGAAACTACCTTTAATGCAGTGTTTGCAACTATTGGAATAGGTTCACAGACCACTTTCTCTATTGCTGCAAATGCTGCGGCTGCGGCATCACCAACTGCTGCAAGTTCACAATCCACGACTGTACTTGTAGATGCTAGTGCTACATGGGATACCAACGAACATACAGGAAAGATTGTTCATATTCAAACTTTTGGTATTACTCCAACAATACAGAGTAGAAGAATTACATCAAATACTGCTACAACGATTACAGTTCCTACTATTACTGCGGCAGTAAACGGAACAAGTCGTTATGTAGTTCAAGAAATTAATTGTTTTGGTTCTATGCAAACAAATAAAGTATTGACCAAACAAAGAGACGGTTGGGCAACATCTGGAACTTCTTCGACTCTTGTTGACTCTACTAAAAATTGGAATATTAATCAATGGGTAAACTGTAAAGTACGAGTTGTTTGTGGAACAGGACTTGGCAGCGAATGTGTAATCGGATCAAATACAGCAACTACTCTTAGTGTAACACCAAATTTCAGTGTAGCACCTGATGCAACTACGAAGTATGAGATTTTAGATGCGTTTGGTGTTGTGACTACGGGTGGTGTATCTACAACTATTACTGATGCTAATAAGAACTGGACAATAAATATTCTTGCAGGTAAGCGTGTAAGAATTGTTGCAGGTACAGGTATAGGAGCAGAAGTTGCTATTACTTCTAATACTGCTACAGTAATGACTATTGCATCTGCTGTAACTACGGATACAACCTCGGTCTATGTAATCTATGAGATTGCTGCTCGTTCAACAGGAACAAATCTAACATGGTTGTATGGTATTGCTGATACTACTAAGGCAGGAAGATGGTTGATCTCAAATCGTGGTGGTGCAAGTAACGGATTCGATATCTATGATATTCCTTCAAATACATGGGATATATCTCCTGTGTTTACACCACAAACAGTTACCCTCACAACTGGATCAATGTTTGTTTATGATGGAGCAGACACATATTTCTTCACTAAAGATTCAACAGGAAGAGTATATTCATTAGACTTGCAGACATTCCAAGTAAATGGTGAAACTACAACTCCTTATGCACACGGTAGTGCAATTATTGGTAGTCGTATGGAAATTGTAACTACTGCTGATGGTTTAAAATATCTTTATATTATGCGTCATAACGGAGCGGAAATGTGGCGAACTCTCAGGTTCTGGTAAGTATGCAATATAACATAAATATTAACACATGGCACTAGATTTCCCTCCATCACCATCAGTAGGTTATATTTACTCATATGAGGGTCGTTCCTGGCAATGGAACGGTATTGCATGGGATGTTTATAGTCCTGCAGGTGGTCTGACGCAATATGTTTCAAAATTAAATGGTCTGTGTGGATCAATTAATATTGCTTCAGGAACTTCTATATCTGTAACACCAACAGGTAATACTCTTACAATTGCATATACTGGTGGTGGAGGTAGTGGTGTTACTGGTCCAACTGGTCCAACTGGTCCAACTGGTCCAACTGGTAACAATGGAACTAATGGTACTACTGGTAATACTGGTGGTACTGGTCCTCAAGGTATTCAGGGAACAACTGGTAATACTGGTGGTACTGGTCCTCAAGGTATTCAAGGTGTAACTGGTAATACCGGTGGTACTGGTCCACAAGGTATTCAGGGAACAACTGGTAATACTGGTGGTACTGGTCCTCAAGGTATTCAAGGTGTAACTGGTAATACTGGTGGTACTGGTCCTCAAGGTATTCAGGGCAATACTGGTAACACCGGTGGTACTGGTCCTCAAGGAAACACAGGTCCAGTTGGTGATTATGTAATCTCATTCAATGGACTCACAGGTGCAGTAGGGATAACGGCTGGAAATCAAATTTCATTAACACAAAATGGAAATATTTTTAGTATTAATGTTATTGAAGGTAGCACAAGTGGTTTAGATGCCGATACTCTTCGTGGAGTATCTGGACAAAGATTTATAGAAAATCTTCAAACTGGTATTCTATATGGTGGTTTGATTTCCGTTAATGCAGGAAATAGTGCACATGTTGATATCACTGCAGGTAAAGGAATTATTGTAACTCCCGGTGCATCACTTACTGCAATGCCAATTCCTGTCGTAACCAATGTATCCTGGAATGCATTAACAGGTGTTACTTTGGCTGGAATTAGTAGTTATGATGAAACATGGTTTGCTTTTAATAGTAGTGGAGCATTAGTACAACAAAATAGTGCATGGACACAATCTCAATATGAATCACAAATTCCTATTGGTGCTGTATATCATATAAGTCGTTCAAGTGTTGGATTAGTAAAAAATTATCCACATGTTTCTTATGGTCAAGCAGCACAGTTTGATCCCTTTATTCGTGCATTTGGTGGATTAAAACTTTCTGGTCATGAAATTTCTTCTAATGGTGCAAATCTATTTGTTAATAGAAGTAGTGGTAGTGCTTATGTAATGGGTAGAAATTATGAAGTAGATCCAAATAATCCAAATATTGTTACAGATGGTAATGCTAATCCAGCATCACAGGTTTGGAGATTTTATAGAGGTGTTACAGCAGGAAGTTTTATTACTGTAGTTGGATCTGCAATTGATCCTAGCCAATATGATAATGGAACAGGAACCTTAGCGGCAAATCCATCACAGTGGACGATTCAAAGAATTTTTTATCTTCCAAATTTAATTAATACTATAGGTGTTTATTATGGTCGTGATACATATCCACAATTAGCGGATGCTGAATTGGGATTACTTACTGAAGAATTTTCTGAAAGTGAAAGTACAGCAACTCAAGGAATATTTCTTGGTTATTTGATTGTAAAGGGTTCAGTAACAGAATTAAATACTATTGCTAAAGCCAAGTTTATTCAAGGTGGTTTATTCCGCAGTCTTGATAATGTAGGTGGTGGTGGGCTTGCTGTTGCATATCTTGATGATCTTAGTGATGTTACAATAACATCTGCTGCCAATAATGATGTTCTACGGTGGAATAGTACCACATCACAGTGGGTTAATAGTGCTGTTAATACTCTACCATTAGTTTCTAGTTTTAACGGTCTTACTGGTGCGGTAACTGGCGTATCGACATTCAATGGACTTACAGGTGCAGTTACTGGTGTAACTACAGGGGTTGCAAATACCTTTGGTCCTCTTCAAAGTTTTACAAGTGGTATTAGTGCTGCTGGTGGTACTTTTGGAAGATTTGTTACGATTGATAATATACCCTTTGGTGCGGGTGGGACTGCATCTTATACACCAACAAATCAATATGGACTTGGTGATGACAATCGTACCAATGTTGCTATTGGACGAGATGCGCTTTCATCTAATATTTCTGAATTTAATTTCTTTCCTTCTCTTATATTAAGAGGAGTATTGAATACTGCTATAGGATACCGAGCCTTACAAAACTTGTCTGGTAATACGGGTACTCCTAATGCATATTCAAATACAGCATTAGGATCTTTAAGTCTATCTCAATTAAAAATAGGTTATTTGAATGTTGGAATTGGAAGTGAGTCGTTAAGTGGTCTTACTGCAGGTAATCAAAATATTGGAATCGGTTCTAATGCTGGTGCTTTCGCGTTTGCTTCAGGAAACACTGCAGCCGGTGCTATAAACAGTGGTGTTTACATTGGAGCTGATACAAGAGCATCTTCTCCTACTGCAAGCGGAGAAATTGTACTTGGACAAGCTGCTGTGGGACTCGGATCTAATACTACAGTCATTGGATCAAATTCACAAACATCTGCAACCATCTATGGATTGCTAAATGCTCCAAGTGGTATCTCTGCTGCTGGTGCAACCTTTAGCGGATTAATTCGAGCTAATGCAGGTATTAGTGCATCGGCTCTTACTGTTTCGGGTGGAGTAACATTCTCAGGTAATGTGTACTTGGGAGATGCTGCAACAGGAGTTACTGCTGATTCAAACGATGTTGTAAACATATTAGGTGGTACATCTTACAAGTCTGGGTTTTACCAAACATATAAATTACTAGCGCAGAATACAAGTGGTGTTATATGTGTAACGCCACCATTAAATAATCTTTCAAGTACTGCTAGTAATACTTTGGAAATTACTATACAATATACTAATCTTATTGCTGGTCCATCATCCAGTTTCCCATTTGTTCATAAACTTGTAGTACCGATTGGTTATCTTTATAATGATACTTTATTATTAGGCAATTATACTGAGTCTATTGTTAGATATGATTCGAGTTATTCTCCATTGAGTTTTACTTTATCAACTTCTGGTGATAGTAGAGTCACAATTTCCACCACTACAGGTTTTAACAATGGTAAATTCTATTCTAATTTTGGCTTCCGAACAACAGTACAGGTACACTAAAATGATAGGAAAAAAATACACAGTAAACTCGGTAGACTCAACTAATTTGGGAATTAGTGATATTACAGCAACCGATACTACCGCTCAAACCAACATGACAGTATACTCTTTTACCATTGGAGAAGTACAGGGAGTGGTGTATCTCGTACCACAAGACGGAGTTTCCCATGTTGTGTTTGAAGCACTAAATAACTTTGTGCAGTCCCTAGAAGACGCAGAAACTAACTTTAATGCTCACACATTTTTTAGATTCATCATGGCAGCATTAATACATCACCAAACAGAAACAGAAATAGTGTCTCTCGTATACAAAACCAAATCTGCACAGAAGCACAGAATTTATCAACTCATGTCTACACGAATGGGAATTCCTTCTGTGAACGAATGGGAATCACAAATGACTGAAGGGGGAGTTGACTAATGGCAGTAGTTTCATACAATTCCGTTGGTGGATATTCCACTGGTCTAACAATGACTGGTGTGATTGATGCTGCTGGCAATATCACCGGTGTTGGTGCAACGTTTAGTGGATTGATTCGTGCCAATGCAGGTATTAGTGCTTCTGGTGCAACCTTTAGTGGTAACATCTCTGCACCAAATATTGTCACTTTGGTCAATGGTGCAACAGGTTCCGTAACCACCTATGCAGGAACCACAGGAAATATTCAGTTTCGTTATGGTTCTGGTGTTACTGCAAATAATTATTTTGGTCTGGCTCAAGGACCAAATATTGGTCAAATTACAGATATATTCACTCTATCAGGTGCAACATTAGGGTTTGATGCATATTATAATGGAAATAACGAAGCAGTAGGATTGCAGTTTGAAAGAGGAGTTTATGGACTGGGTCTGGAGGAAGGTGGTGGTGTTGCTATATCCGCAAAGGGTATTTATGACGAAGGTGGTCCGTATCTTTATGGTGCTAATTTATATTTAACAACACCTGCAAGTGATAATGGTAGTGCAATTATCTTTAAACCAACCGGTAATGATTCATTTGTCGTAGCTAAAGACTATTTACAGAGTAATTATATTCATTATTTTTACAATGGTATCAACTCACAGCAAGCTGGTTATACAAATAATTTTGAAGGACCAATCACGGGTGTCACTGCTACCTTTAGTGGAAGTGTAATTCTTAAAAATCAAGAATTTATTCGAAATACCATAAATGGTCGTATGGACTTTATGCCTGCTCCAGCGGGGTCTACACATTATGGAATGTATATGGATTTTACATCATGGAGTTATGGTGTAAAGTTAGGAACAATTCGTGCATCAGATAGTGCTTTAAATGCAGCAGGATTTTTATGGGATGCTTCATTAACTATAAATGCTGATGTAAACTTTAATCTTGGTTCAGATGGACAAAATGGTATTGTTAATTCGAGTGTAGGTAATCGTACCAACCAATTCTATACAAATACCGCAAGTGGACAAAATAGTGGTGCTTTTGCAATTGTTGATTCGGCTGGTCGAGGAGCAGCAAATAGAAGTCCTGGTGTAACTCATACGAATCCAAATCTTTATGTTTATCGTTCAGGAAGCGAACGTGCCAATGATTTTGTTCGTATGGAACATGATGGAACTGCTGGAAGAATAGTTTCTGGTGGTACAACTGGAATACTATTACAGCCAGGATCAGGTGTTTTAGGTGTAAGTGGTGGTATCAGTGCTTCTGGTGCAACTTTTAGAGGTTATGTCTCAGGTAGTACGGGATTCCTCTTTGGCCCAACATACGCTTTTTTACAATTTATTCCAGATACATCAGCTACCAATGGTGGTATGTGGTTAAAAAATGGACTATTTCAAATTGGTGGAAGTGTACTGGGATCTGGTAGTGGAACCGTTGATTTTTCTCCAAACAATGAAAGATTCCATGTATTTGGTTTTGCAGATTTTAATAATTCTTATAATTACCAAGCTGGTCGAGCTGCTTTAAGAATAAATTCGGCTCCAACACAATCAGTACCAATCTTTGCAGCATATAAACAAACTTCTGATGGTCAACAGTTATCAGGTAGTTTTACTACAACCAACATGGTTGCCGGTATCGACCAAAATGGTGCACTCTTTAGTAGTGTTGGTATTAGTGCTGCTGGTGGTGTGACATTTGCCAATGATATTGTAGTCAATTCAATGACAATTGGCAGAGGAAAAGCCAATCTTGCTAGCAATATTGCAATTGGAGCAAGTGCATATTTTTCAGGTACTACAGGAACAAATAATGTTGCAATTGGTTTAAATGCTTTAAGATTAAATCAGGCTGGAGATGTTAATACTGCTATTGGTGCAGGTGCTCTTCAAAGCAATGTTAATGGAAGAAATAATGTCGCTATTGGTGCTAATGCTCTTAATACATTAAATACAGCAACATGGAGTACTTTAAGTCAAGCAGAATATAATGTTGCAATTGGTGGTAATGCACTCGGGAATGCTACCACTGCAAGTAATAATATTGCAATTGGTGCCGCCGCAGCACAAGTAATAACAACAGGTGGTGGTAATGTTTCAATTGGTACATATACTGCATTAAAAAATGGTTCTGGAGGTGATAACGTTTCGATTGGCAATCAAGCCATGGTAGGGAGTGGTTCTCTTACATCTCAAAACTATAATACATCTATTGGTGCCAATAGTATGTTTAGTATTGCTAATGCCAATTATAACACAGCCATTGGTCACAGTGCCTTATTTACTTCAACTACCGGACAATATAATACAATAATTGGTGCATATGCATTATATTCTGCAACTACTCCATCAGCATCTGTTGCAATCGGTTACGAGGCTGGAAGATATGCAGGAATTACTGGTGGATCAAATTTAACCTCTTCAACCAATTCTGTATATATTGGTGGTGGTTCTAAATCTGGTTTTACAACTTCAAGTAATGAAATTGTAATTGGTAGAAATGCAGTTGGTTTAGGTTCTAACACAACTGTACTCGGTACATCATCTACAACATCTGCAAGAATCTATGGAGCTTTGGATGCCCCAAATGGTATTAGTGCTTCTGGTGCAACATTCTCAGGTAGTGTATACACTGATAATATCTTTGATATAAATGGCACATTAAATCTCAATAACAAGCCAAATACTAGAGTTGCTATAGGTGACTATGACGGCAGTGCTAACGCTACCTTTATCTATATAAGAGATAATATTTCTGTTCTATATATTTCAAATCCATTAGGAGTTATTAGTTTAGGTGATCCTAATGGAATTGACTCAGGTAACACTATTACTTATGATGTACCTAATGGAACATTCTCTGGTAATGGTGTAAACAATCTTGATGGATTCCAAACAATCTCGGCTGATGCCACAATACTTGAAAATAATAGAAGAGTGACAACAAATGCTAGGAGTTGGTTCTTATGAAACGTGGAACTCGAAAATCTAATAATGGATATATCGGTTATGATATTTCTAATTCTGCTCAAGAAGGTATTGTAGGAAGTAATAAACTATATAATACCAATTTAAGAAATAATATTTACTTTGATAATAAAGCAAATAGTCTTGGTGTTATTAGTCCAAATTATCAAAGACCTTCTGCATGGAGAACTCTTCCCAGTGTAACAGCAGGAAGCCAAGTATTCTATGGAACATGTGCAGTATATAATAACGATAACAATTTTCATTCATTCTATGTAACAGGAGCATATAATGTTGATTGGGGTGATGGAACAACCGGAGCATTTGCATCTGGTGTATTTGCCTCAAAACAATATACTACAACAACATATGCAGGATTAACAAGTGATGTGTATCAAGGTTATAAAACTTTAACTGTAACAATAACACCACAAGCTGGTAATAATCTTACTGCCCTTCAATTAAATGGTCTACATCCTCAAGCTGGATTGCACCAATATTATTCAACACCATGGTTAGATATAAGACTGTCTGCTCCGTTTCTAACACAGCTCCAACTTTCAGACGGGTATGGTTTTAATAGTAGACCTGGATCTAAAAAACTTGAACAAATAGAATTTATTGGTACTGCACCAATATCAACAATTAACTTTATTGGTTGTATGAATTTACAAAAAATTGTAGCATTTCCATCATGTCGTGCACAGACATACTGGCAAAGTATGTTTCATACATGTTATAGATTGCAAGAAATTCCTGCAACCATGGTTGAAAGTACAAATAATACTGTAGGCACATTAGCCTATACATTTTATGCGTGTTCTTCTTTAAGATATATTCCCGCGTCTTTTTATACCAAAAATAATAATGCTATGACGGGAACATTTCAATCATGTGCTAATTTACGAACAGTTCCAAATATAGATACTTCTCAATCTACAAGTACAAATACTACGTTTAGTGGATGTGTATTGTTACAAGAAATTCCTCCACTAGATCTTGGAAAAACTACAGATATGGCATATATGTTTGCAGATTGTAGATCTTTAAAAACTATTCCATCATTCATAGGCGGTGTACCTGGAGCATCGTGTGCAGCTTTTAATGGTACATTTCAAAATTGTCAATCTCTAACCTCATTTCCTTATTTAAATACTGCCAACGGAACAAATTTTCAATATACTTTTTATGGTATTAATGCTACGACAATACCAAAATATGATTATACCAAAGCAACTACATTATTTGGAATGTTTAGATATTCCACTGTACAATATTTACCAGATTTTAATACAACTACGGCACTAACCAATACAACATATATGTTTGATAGTTGTCAGACAATACAATATTGTCCTGGAATAACTATGTCTGCCGTAACAGATGTATCATTTATGTTTTATGGTGCTGTTTCTTTACAAACTATACCACAATTAAATTGGAGCAGCGTTACAACTGCTACGAGTACATTTTTCAATTGTAGTTCTTTAACTTCTATTGGTATTACTGGAATGGGAGCATCATTTTCAATTGCAAATACACCACTAGGAGCAACTGCCCTAAATTTTTTATATTCTAGTTTAAAGACAGTTGGTGTCTCAGGTGCGGGGGCAAGAACACTAACTGTTACTGGATGTTATGGTTCTGGAAGAGGAGATAATAAAGCTATAGCCATAGGTAAAGGTTGGGCTGTAACAGGATAATACACATGAATACCTCAGGATTTTATAAAGCAGAAAATAATGATTTATTTTATGGTCCCAATTATGTTTTAGGTATTGACGGTGAAAGTCTATACAAAGAACAAAAAGATTCATATACTTTTCCTATAGGAGGATGGTATTGGTTTGAATCAGAAGAAGAGGCTAGAATATTTTTAAATATTCCGGTTCCTCCAATCCTCCCACCACCAAGCCCCCCTCTTCCACCGTCATAAATATAATAGAAAGACAACATGCCAGAAACATATAAATCATTTGGAACAATTATTGGATCAACAGCAGCAACTTCAGTTTACTCTGGAGTAACCGGTACTGCATTAGTCAATAGTATTAATATTAGTAATGGATCAACTGCATTTGGAAATCTAGTTACTGTAGAATTGCTTAAAGGATCTACAGCATATTCAATTATTACTGGTGCAGCATTACCAGTCGGTAGTAGTCTTCAAGTTTTAGATTCTACATTAGTTTTAGAAAGTAGTAACACTTTACGTTGTACTGCAGGATATACTTATTCTATAAATGTAATTGTTTCTGTTATGGAAATTACTTAATTAAAGGAATACTATGGCACTTCAAAAGGCAATAACTTTGGACAATGGATATGAAGCAAACTATTGGGTTGTCAGTAATGTAGAAATTTATAAAAATACAAATACACAAATTAGTGTATTGTTGTATTTAAATGAACAAACTAAACAAGATGGTAAACGAAATGTCTATGCAAAAGGATATAGTGTTTCGGGTGAAGCATGGGACACCTATTTTGCCAATAGTGTCTTGGATACTGCAAACCCATTTAAGTCTGCATATGATTATCTCAAAACACTTGATGAGTTTCAGGGTGCAATAGATGTTTGACAACTGAATATTATATGATATAATAGTCACATGTTCTTAGACTACTTTAAAATTTCTCCAAATATTCCAGATCCAAACTTTCAGACCAAAATGGCTGCGTGCTTTGACCTTGCCGCATATATTCCAGCAAATGAAAAAGTAAAAATTTATGATGGAAAAAAGGAAAATTTGTTTCTTCCAGACCATGATGGAGAAAAGGGTCAATACATTACCCTAATGCCTTCTGAAAGGGCTTTAATTCGTACAGGCTTGACTTTTAACGTGCCCCAAGGATATTCTGTCCGAATACACCCTAGATCTGGAATGGCTCTTAAATACGGTCTTACGCTTGCAAATTGCGAAGGTGTAGTCGATGAAGATTACACCTATGAGACCAAACTTATCATGATTAATACTAGCACAGATCCTGTTAGAATCTATGATAGAGATCGTATTGCACAGGGTGAACTGGTAAAGTACGAACAGCCAACGTTAATGGAAATTTATACAGAACCGAGTCTGAAGTCAGACCGTATCGGTGGGTTCGGTAGTACTGGAGTCAGTTGATTTCTTTTTAGAAAATTTAATTGACTTAAATTCTTTCCATACCAACCAGACTACAAATACAACAACTGGAAAATACCAGAATGCCCATTCAGATGCTTTGTCTGGAGTATTGAAAAAAGAATTTTCAGAGACTGTGTGAATATGTTCACCAGTCTTTGTTTTTAATGTGACAAATTCAGGACTTGTGCATGAGGCGAGAAAGAGAATGATTGGAAGTAAATATTTCATTTGTTGCTCCCTGCTGCTGAACCAAAGTAGAACCCAACAACGGCAAGTAGAACTTGACGGTTTTCTTCAGCCAAGAAATATCCTGGAATTTCAATAAAGTATTTACGAGTTGTTTCTGGGATAAATCCAAAGATCGAATCAGGTTGTTTCTGTGAAATTTCTACAAATGTAGGAATCCCAAAGAACGGTAATACGAATGGAGCAGCCACAACTGCAAAGAGGCAGGAAAGTACAATAAGGCGGCGAACGTTCTTACCAACATCAATTGGTACGCGTTGGACAGCCTTATCTTGATTTTCAGTAGTTTGAGTATTCGCTTTGAGCATTTGCTCAAACATTTCTTTTTGATCCTGAGCACGTTGAGCCCAGTACTTGAAAAGAAACCCAGTAGCAGTTCCACCAATTAATGATATGAGTTGTTCAGACATAATATACCTCAGTTCTTTTGATGTGAAAGTTGAATCTCAATCGACTCTTTGATAGCCTTAAAATGTTTCATTATAATATCTTGTTCTTCGATTGCCGGTGTATAACCTTCGTCCCACTGAAGCAAAACAAATCCAACATTGGTTCCTTTATTTTTGATTGGAAGACAGGCATAATTCACAATACTTTCATCTTCAAAGAAACCTTTAACATAACTTTCTTGTAAAGCCCTTGTTGGATAAATCAAACTTTTATTATCAATTACATGAACCAAGAGAGGAATAAACATGGAACACAAACTTGCTTTAAGTTTTACAACTTGAGAAGTAAATCCTTTATGTGTAGATTCATGTGTTACAGAAAATTTACGCATACTAATTCCATCCATAGTATAATCACCATTATGGAATTGTAAAATAGTTGCTCTAAGTGCTTTTGTTGTGATTCTTAATTCTGTTAACAATTCATGAATTTCTGTATGAATTGCAATAAAGTTATCAACTTTAGATCTATTTTGAATAAATTTTAAAACCCCTAAACCAATTCCCAGTCCACCTACAACCATGATTGAAATAGACTCTAAAAACTTTGTATAATCAATCAGGGCTATTAACATAGGGGAACTCCATTGGGGTGCATTAATATTTATATTCTTGACACGTGCATAATTGGTGTTATACTAGTGCCATGACTAGAGATGAACTATTTCAACTACACGAAGACATTTGCCGCCGAGCATTAGTAATAATGCGTCACAAGTCCGCAGATTATGCATCCGGAACAGATCCGTTTGCTAATTTTAAGAGAGGAGAGATTCTTGGCTTTGCAAGTGCCGAAGAGGGATTAATGTTGCGAGTAGTAGATAAAATCTCACGTATTTCCACCTTTCTGAAGAAGGGTGAATTAAAAGTGGGAAATGAGACTGTTCAAGACAGTATTCTTGATGTAATTAATTATATGATTCTTTTACAGGGACTGTTGGAAGACAAAGAAACAAAATAATGAAATTTTATACAGCATGTGCACTTAAGGGGAACAAGGTTCTTGTTCGTGGCTATAACAACGGTGTTCGTTTTACGGATACCGTTACCTATAAGCCATCGTTGTATATGCGTACTGATACTCCCAGCAAGTATAAGACTCTAACGGGTGTTAATGTTGGTCGTATTAAGTTTGAGAATTTGTATGAGTCTCGTGAATTCCTTGATCAATACAGAGAACTAGAAGATTGTCCAATTTATGGAAACACTGATTTTATCACTCAATATATCATGGAGACTTATCCGTCTGAGGTGGAATACGATCTTTCCAAGATCAAAGTAGCCTACTTAGACCTTGAATGTGAGACGGAAGGGGGGTTTCCCAATCTTGATGCTCCTAATGAACGCATCAACTTGGTGACGATTCGTATCTCTGGTGTCAATTATGTTATCACCATGAAACCCCTTAACCTTCCGGATTGTCGCGTTGTTCTTGTTGCATCCGAAAAGGAATTGATTAAAAAGATCTTTGACATTCTTCGTCAATGTGATGCAGACATTCTGACAGGATGGAACATCAAACTCTTTGATATGCCCTATATCATTGGTCGTGCCAAACTCTTCTTTGAAGAAAAGGAAATTCAGGCATGGATGCCATTTGGCTTCATGAAGATGCGTATCACCAATATTGGTGGTAAAGACTATACTCTATATGAGTTTCCGGGATATACCATCCTTGATTACATGGATTTATATAAGAAATTTTCTGGAACCAACCAAGAGAGTTACGCCCTAAATAATATAGCAAAGGTAGAACTAGATGAACAAAAACTGGACTATACCGAATATGGGTCGTTGCGTGAGTTTTATACGCAAAACTTTCAAAAGTTTGCTGAGTACAATGTCCAAGATGTGGTCTTGGTTGAGCGACTTGAGGATAAATTAAAGTTAATTGATCTTGCCGTTTCGATTGCATATGAAGCCAAGATCACCTTTGATACCGTCTTCTTTGCTACTCGTATTTGGGAAACCATTTGTTGTGACTATCTTGCCAAACAAAACATTGTTCCTCCACTAAAGACAAAGTATGCTAAGGACGATCAGTTCATTGGTGCTTACGTCAAGGATGTAATTCCTGGTCTGTATAAAAATGTTGTGAGTTTCGATGCAACATCTCTGTATCCATCTATTATCATTGGTTGGAACATTTCACCCGAGACATGCATTGTTAAGAATTCATCATTGAATGCAGATGACTTTTTGCGTAGTAAGCGCAAAGAGATTCCAGACATGATTAAAGATGCTATTGATCAGAATTCATGCTTGGCGTGTAATGGATCAGTCTTCTCAAATAGCATCAAGGGATTTATTCCCACTCTAATTGAGATTACTTTCAATCAACGACAAGAAGCCAAGAAGAAGATGATTAAGTTGGAGAAAGAATACGAAGTCTCGAAGGACAAGAAACTTATTCCATTCATTGCGGCTCTCAAGATTCGTCAGTCGGTGAAGAAGATTCTAGCAAACAGTCTATATGGCTGTCTTGGTAATCCTGCATTCACATACTCTTCTCCGGAACTTGCAACTGCAGTTACCGTTACTGGTCAGGTTATCATTCGATCTGCAGAAGATCAGATGAATGCCTATATCAATAGAGTCATGAAGAATGAAGACCCAAAGGATTATGTCATTGCCGTTGATACAGATTCTGTGTACCTGAATCTCGAAGATATTATTACTAAAGTTTCTAGCAAGAGTGATATCGGTGACATCACAACCTTTATTGATAATATCTGTGAAAAGAATATTCAAAAAGAATTGACTGGGACAATGAAAGAGTTGACCACCAAACTCAATTGCCTTACTAATAAGATTTCATTCAAGCGTGAAGCAATTGCATCAAGCGGAATGTTTATTGCCAAAAAGCGATATGCATTACTGATGACAGATCTTGAAGGTGTTCGCTTCAGTGAACCAAAGTTAAAGATCATGGGTCTTGAAACAGCACGAAGCAGTACTCCAGGTATTGTTCGTAGTAAACTCAAAGACTGCATCATGATCATCATGACCAAGACCCCCGAGGAGTTGCGTAAGTATGTGAATGCATTTTATGATGAATTTATGGAACTACCTATAGATGTTATCGCATCTCCTCGGGGTGTTAAGGGTATCTCTAAGTACACAGATGTCTCTGATATATACAAGAGTGGAACACCTATTGCTACTAAGGCAGCACTGTTGCACAATGCATATTTGAAGAAGTTGAAACTTGATAAAGAAGTTGCACCAATCAAAGAAAATGATAAGATTCGATTTGTGTTTGTAAAAGTTCCAAACCCCTATGGTATGGGTGGTCGTGATGCAGTTCTGGGATTTATTAATAAAGCACCTGCACAATTTCAACTAGATAAATTTGTGGATCGTAAGAAACAATTTGAAAAAACTTTTAATGAACCACTTGATAATATTTTGCAAGCAATCAAATGGTCAATAAGTGACAAGGTAACACTTGACTCGTTCTTCTCCTGATATATAATACTAACCTGAAAGAATATTAAGAAATGGTAAAGACCTTTAAATCTAGATATGGGGATGAACGAATCCTCACCAAACGTAAAGACGGAAACTATAGTCTCGAAGGTCACACCCTATTTTCTCGGGGTGGCGATGGTTTATTTGACTTTGAAGGTGGTCCATGCATTATGGTTGGTGATAGACTACTTGACATTGTCAATGACGTAGATGACGTAATCGTAGAATCAATTACTATTGATGACACCATAGTTGAAGAAAACTATGCGCGTATTATCATTACAACTAAAAATTATAAGAAAGGTAAGAAGCAAAGTGACAAAAAAATCTAAAGTTAATGTTACTAAAATTATTCCATGGCAGTATGAATATAATATTTTAAAAGTTCCATATCAGGAATTTTATGAATCTATTGAAGAGATGCCATTTACTATGTTGCTATATGAGTATCGTTCTCATTGTGAATATAGAGGTCACACATTAAAGAATAGACCTGATTTCAGTAGAGAGAGTAATACTGATCTATATAATAGAATTCATGCAATTGAAGTGTTACTTAAAGGTCATTATCATAGACTCAACGATTCTATTGAAGCGTGTCAGTATTGGGAAAACGAAACTCACAACCTAGCACAAAAGAAGAAAGAAGAAAATGTCAAAGTACCTAACAAATCTACTAAGCAAACTAAACAATCCTGATGCAGCCATTGTCGCCGATGGTATTGATGGTGCAGATGTTACCGGCTTCATTGATACGGGTTCTTATGTTCTGAATGCTTTGCTTTCAGGATCTATATATGGTGGACTACCCGCGAACAAGATCTCTTGTCTCGCAGGAGATCCTGCTACTGGAAAAACTTTCTATGCAATTGGAATCGCTACGCAATTTCTCAAAGACCACAAAGACGGTGTTGTCATCTACTTTGACACTGAGCAAGCAATCACTTCAGACATGTTTGCACAACGGGGAATCGATTCCAAAAGAATTGCAGTTGTTCCTGTTGCAACAATCGAAGAGTTCAAGAATCAGGCTCTCAAGATCGTCAATGACGTACTTGAAACACCTGAAGAAGACCGCAAGCCAATCTTTATGGTTCTTGATTCTTTGGGAATGTTATCGACAAACAAAGAAATGAGTGATTCGGCTGAAGGTAAGGATGTGCGTGATATGACCAAGGCACAACTTACTAAGGCTACATTCCGTGTTCTTACATTGAAACTTGGTAAGGCAAAGATACCACTTCTTCTTACAAACCACACCTATCAAGTAATTGGTTCGTATGTTCCTACTAAGGATCTTGGTGGTGGTACAGGTATCAAGTATGCTGCTAGTAACATCATTATGTTATCAAAGAGTAAGGATAAGACCGATGAAGGTATTGTTGGTAACTTTATTAAGTGCACCAATTACAAGAATCGTTTTGTCAAAGAAAACATGCACGTTCAGACACGACTTAACTATACTTCTGGGTTAAGTAGATATTATGGCTTGACAGACCTTGCAATTGAGTATAATATATTCAAGAAGGTTTCAACACGAGTAGAACTCCCAGATGGTACAAAAGCATTTGAGAAAAATATAGATGAAGATCCTGAAAAGTATTTTACAAAAGATATTCTTGACAAGTTGGATGTGGAAATTCAAAAAGGATTCAAGTATGGGCAAGGCAGTTGAATATAAATTTATTCCCGAAGCATCAGTAGACAGTACACAAACTTGTCCTATTGAAATTACATCAGGTAAATTTTCTGGTATTATTTACCGCTATGGTAAAATTGATTTTAAAGAAGATGGTAATGATGGATTAAACGTTACCATGGAAATTGAAATGATTAAATTCCCTGAAGGGTTTGATCAAGCCGATAAAGATTTCACACAAACTGCTGGTGAAATATTTGTAAAGATCATAGAGTCACAAGTTGAAAGTGATGAAGATAAAGATCTTGAAGCAGATGTTCATGAAGATCATCTTGACAACGCCTAACCCAGTGATATAATAAAACCATGGAAACAGTTATTCTAAAGAACTTAGTTCTCAATGAGGACTTTGCTCGCAAGGTTGTCCCTTTCCTTCAAGAAGAATACTTTCAAGACAAGGCTGAACGAACAGTCTTTAATATTGTAAGTAAGTTTCTTCTTAAGTACAATAACATTCCTACTAAGGATGCTGTACTTATTTCACTCGGAGATGACAAGACTCTTGGAGACAGTGAATTCAAGAAGTGTGTTGCCATCTCTGATGAGATGTACAAGGAAGGTGAGAAATCTGATACTGAATGGCTTGTAGAACATACTGAAAAGTTCTGCAAAGAGAAAGCCATTTACAATGGTATCATGGCATCCATCGGTATCATTGAAGGTAAGGATAAGGAGCAGACTCAGAATGCAATTCCTGAGATCATGTCTAAGGCTCTATCTGTATCCTTTGATACTCGTGTAGGACACGACTTCTTTGAGGATGTAGATGAACGTTATGAGTACTATCATCGTGTAGAAGAGCGTGTACCATTTGATCTTGAGATGTTTAATCTCATCACAGGTGGTGGAGTTCGTAAGAAGACTCTCAACGTAGTGATGGCAGCATCAGGTGTTGGTAAGAGTGCATTCTTGTGCCATCATGCTGCTGCATGTCTTACACAGAATTTGAATGTGTTGTATATTACACTTGAAATGTCTGAAGAAGAAATTGCTAAACGTATTGATGCAAATCTTTTAGATACAGACATTCATGTTCTTGAGAAGATGCCTCTTGCGATGTACGAGAACAAGGTAAACAATCTTAAGAAGACTTGCCGTGGTAAACTTATTATTAAAGAATATCCTACTGCTGCAGCCAATGTAACTCACTTCCGTAATCTAATGGAAGAACTGAAGATCAAGAAGAAGTTCAAGCCTGACATTATTATTGTTGATTATCTAAACATCTGCTCATGTGCAAGATTCAAGATGGGCAACGGTATGAATAGTTACACCTATGTCAAGGGTATTGCAGAAGAACTTCGTGGTCTTGCAAAGCAGTTCAATGTACCACTATGGTCTGCTACTCAAGTAAACCGTGAAGGTGCAAAGAGCAGTGACATGGAGATGACAGATACATCTGAAAGTTTTGGTCTACCACAAACTACTGACTTCTTCATTGCACTCATTGAGACTGAAGAGTTAGCACAGAATGGTCAACTCATGGTGAAGCAGTTAAAGAACCGTGGTAATGATACAACTAAGAACCGTAAATTTCTTATTGGTGTAAACAAATCCAAGATGAAGTTCTACGATGTAGAAAATTCAAATAACAATCTCGTCAATGCCAACAATACAAATGAAGAAAGTTATGGATCGGGTTCTGGTCCATTAGTATTTTCAGATGATTTTGGAATAAAAAAGAACAAAGCCGTAAACTGGGTTTTTGAAGACACTGCAAAATGAGTATATATATTGATAAGAAATATGTGAATATGTTGTCTGGCTCACTTGAGAAGTTCAAGTGGAAGAAAGAGAACCTTGCTACGTGTCGTTGTTTTAAGTGTGGAGACTCACTAAAGAACAAGACGAAGACGAGAGGATTCTTTTTTGCAAACAAAGGAAATTATGTTTATAAATGTCACAACTGCGGTATTGCCTGTAGTTTATATTCTGTACTTGAAAGTGTTAGCCCATCTCTCTGCAAAGAATATGCATTTGAAAACTTCAAAGACAAAAATCCAGAACCGTTGGTTACAACGAAGACAGAAAAGAAACAGCCAGTGTTCAGTGATCTCGGAACAAGGCTTGATTTACTCAATGCAGATCATCCGGCGGTAAAATATGTTCAATCTAGAGAAATTCCAAAAGAAAAGTATTGCAATTTTTATTACTGCAGTGATTTCAGTAGAATCATGTCTTCTTTCGATAGAGAAGGATCTAAGGAAGGTCGGCTCGTCATACCGTTCTATGACGAGAGCGGGAGCCTTATTGGTGTCCAGGGTAGGATTATCGAAGAAAAAGCGCAAGAAAAAGCGATAAGGTATATCACCTTAAAGCGTGAAGGCGAAGAGCGTCTATGGTACAATATAGATAAAGTAGACGCAAGAGATACTGTGTATGTGACTGAAGGTCCGATTGATTCCATGTTTATTCCAAATGGAATTTCAATGCAGGGTGCAGGTTGGTTAGAAGATCTTCCTAAGAAGATCTCCAAATCAAAGGTTGTGTTCATATTTGATAATGAACCAAGAAATGTAGAAATTGTTTACTTGATTGGAAAGTACATTGAGGCTGGACGAAATGTAGTAATTTGGCCCAATGAAATTGATAAAAAAGATATTAACGACATGGTTCTAGCATTCGGTGAATCAATTACCATGAAACTAATAATCAACAATGTTTATTCTGGACTTAAAGCAAAAGTAAAGTATACTTACTGGAAGAAGGTTTAAATGGAAGATGAAAATGACAAATTATCTGAAGAAGATATTTTAAAGGCTAGTGAAGCGTACATCACCTTTGTTCAAAGATTCGGTGAGTATGTAAAAGAAATGGATCCCGAACTATGGGGTCGTGCAAGAGAATATGCAGCAGACTTTACTAAGATTGATGGCGTAAGAGTTGAACTTGTAGATGCAGATGAGGATGAAGAAGATGACACAGACAGTACCAATGTTGCCGGAGCAGACTAAACTTACCGTACTTGACCATGGACACGTACAACTTATTGATTACATGGGTAGCGATTTATCTGTAGTAGATGCTGCTCGTGTTTCATTCAATAAAGAAAGTTCTTGGGATTATGCTGATAGCCATGTTCCAATTCGTTCTCTACCTGATAAAGATGTAAAGTTAATTACATATCTTGCAAAACATAATCACTTCACACCATTCTGCCATCCACAGATTAGTGTTCGTATCAAGTGCCCTATCTTTGTTCGTGCACAACTTGGTAAACATCAAGTAGGTCTTGTTATGAATGAAGTAAGTCGCCGCTATGTTACCTTTGAGCCAGAGATCTATGTACCTCTTTGGAGAAACGCTCCAACCAATGGAGCCAAGCAAGGCAGCAGTGGTGCAATTGAAGATCTTGACACTTGTATTAAATTACGTCAAGAATATTCTGGTGTTGCAAAAGAATGTTTGGATATGTATAACCGTCTATT